GACGGAGGTGGGAGCACCTGCTTCATGGATGCAGCAGGGGAGGGCTTCACCGGGGACGGGCGGGGGATCCCGTTCTTCCTCGTCTGGAAACTGAAACGTAAAAAAACAAGTGAACTGGAAGGAGAAAAACCTATGGTCGAGATCAACGCCTATTCCAAGACGAAGGACGGCGGCAAAAAGCTGTCCGCCAACTTCACCGTGAAAGAATTTGCCTGCAAGGACGGCTCCGACGCCGTTCTGACCGCCCCCCGGCTGGTGATGGTCTTGCAGAGCATCCGCAGCCATTTTGCCGCCCCGGTGGTCATCCACAGCGCCTACCGGACGCCCCAGTACAACGCCAAGGTGGGCGGCGCGGCCCACAGCCAGCACTGCTACGGCACGGCGGCTGACATTTCCGTGCGTGGCCAGACCCCGGCAGCGGTGGCGGCCTACGCGCGGCAGCTCATGCCGGACTGGGGCGGCGTGGGTGTATACGCCGGACAGGGCTTCACCCATGTTGACGTGCGGGAAACCCGTTCCGACTGGACGGGCTGAGGTGCTTTACGGCTGCCCAATCGTTCATCTCATCCGCTATCAAAAAAACAACAGCAGAGGACATACGTCCTCTGCTGTTGTTTGTATAGTGTAATGCCTTTACATCTTTTGCTGTCAAAAGGGAAGGGGGATGCTTCCGTTATCGTCCGCAGCACTTTTTGAACTTCTTTCCGCTGCCGCAGGGACAGGGATCGTTCCGGCCGATTTTCTTTCTGCCGGTCCCGTCCGCTGTCGGCGCGCCCCGGTAATAGAGCGCGGCCAGCTCGTTGGGCGTGTAGCCCTTGTTGGCCCAGAGCCGGGTGTTGTTCTTGACGGACATCATCATCTTCACGAAGGCTTCGACGGCACTGCCGTCAAGCTCCATGTCATAGTCGCCCAGAATATCGTAGACCTGCTCCATGTCGGCTTCAATGACGCAGGCGTATTGGATCTCCCCGGCGATCTCCTCTGCGTCCCGGCGGGGCTGATGCCCCTCGTTCATCAAAAAGGCGGTCAGGGCATCCATCTGCGGTGTGCGCTCATAGTAGTTCCAGTCGGCATAGCGCAGCAGTTCGTCCTTTTCCGGAATATACCGGGGCTTGCCGCCGCATTGGCGCATCAGATCCCGCACATCTTCGAAGCCATTCTCTTCGAACTCTCCGCAGACGATATACTCCTCCCAGAAGCAGTAGGGTGCGCCCACGGCCACATGGCGGAGCAAAGCCGGGAACAGTTCCTCCTCTGAGGTGGGCTGACTGTTCTGACGGTTGAAGATGTCCACAAGATCCGGCTGGCTGATCGCGCCGTACAGATGGACCGCGGCCATGGCATAACCGTCCAGCAGATCGTAGCGCGTCTTTCTCTCCGTGTAGCCTTCCCGCTCCAGCTGATGAAACACCTTGCTGATCTCAGTGGGAACCGTCACGATCAGATCCTCCTGAGAAGCATCGCAGACAATGTAGCCGAGATCCTCCAGCAGGCTGCACTGCTCGGGCAGGGCCTTCTTCACCTTCACCGGCTCCCGGCTCCTTGCCGCCCGCCTAAACAGCAGGAAAGTCGGCTGGTCGATGATGTAGAGAAGCTCCTCCATGCGCCCCGGCTCCCGGAGGGCGGCGCTCACCGCCTGTACCAGCGCGGGCTTGTTCATTTTGGAGTAGCCCTTGACATAGTAATTCTTTGCCAGTTCCTTCAGCTTCGCCGCGCTTGCTTCCGCCAGCACCGCTTCAATGGCAGGCTTTTCCACTTTACTCAGTACCATATTGCTCTCCCTCATCCGAATCCTGTGCTCCATACTGCTTCCCCATGGAAGCCGATGCGATTTTTCATCTATCTGTCAGCGGAACCGTGCTCCATTTTATCCAGTGTAGCACATTTTTTCAAAAAATGAAGCGCAAATTCAATAAACTCGCCTTGTTTTATGATTTTCGCTCAAAAACAGCGGCGCACCTCCGAAAAAGGGAGATGCGCCGTTCCTGTTTTATATCCGTTTTTATCGACCGCTCAACGCCCTGACAATCTCCGCTCTCTGTTCCGCCGTCAGGCGGGGATAGTCTTTCAAAACCTCGGACAAATCCTCGCCCCGCTCCACTCTGCGCCGCACCACACGGCACAGCAGCTTCAGCTTCAGCGTCATGCTTCCTCACCTCCGAACATCAGCGCCGCCATCAGCTCCTCCAGTTCCTCTAAACGGGTTTCCTGTGTGGGATGCGCCGCGCGGTAATCTGCTCGCAGAGTCTCCGAACAATCCGCCTTGCCGGACAGTTCATAGTTCTCCGCCAGTGGTTCATACAGCGTGCCGTCTGCCGCCGTCACGCTGTCCGCCGTGTAACTCTGCGCATTTTCAACGGTCAGTACCGGCTTCTCTGTCCCGATTTTATATAAATATAGCGTCATTTCAGTTCACCTCAGACGAATTTCCCGCCCTTAATAATGGCGTTCATTCTGTTTCTTTCGTTGTATGTGCCACCCAATAGATCCGGGACGAGATCCCCCAACAGCACAAGTCCACCTTGACGAAGGTAGATTCCAATCGTATTGCCACTGCATTCCGTTTTCGGATCTTCTCCATAAACTCCAATGCGACCGCCCCAGCTGGCCTCAACTGCGATCTCCAAATTATGAAGTGCGCATCCCGCCAGCACAGCAGATGAGTTGCCCCAAGAGACCACACCTCTCCCCGTCTTGGCATGGCCGTTAAAGGAACATATATTTGCATATATCGTGCTATCGCGGCAGCTAATGCAATATGTTTCGGGACTTGCCGTTCCATCTAACTCCCATTTCAGCCCTTCCATTATCACCGGAATACTGCAATTCCCCACTATGACATCCTTTGTAAACACGCAGTCACCGACCTTGTCTGCACGAAGCGTGAGACTCCCGCAGCCATAGAAGTCCTTCACAGAAACAATGTTTGAATTCGTTCCTCTGAGAGTGATGACATGATGTTCAGTCAGCAGACGAGGGAGAGCATCGAGATAGGTTTGCAGCTCCGACGCGGGCACGGTGACATAACGTTGGGGCGCGCCGACAGCCAGCACCATCTTCCGCACAGGCGCGCAGTCGCTTTCAGTGATAAGACCGACAGGGGAGCAGAGCACCTCTGCGCCGCCGTCCTTGCTGACGGTCTGGCGCAGATAAAACCGCAGCACCGTGTCACTCCCGGCCTGAATGGTCGTCGGTTCATCCAATCGGTAGACGCAGTACAGGATCTCTCCCTCGTCGGGATCCTCCGCATAAATGCCAAGCTCCGTCAGCGTGTATGAGTCCTCCAGTGCCATCGCAGCCAGCGTCACGGGCAGAACGGCAGTGTTCCCGGTACAGCGGGCCTCGCCCACCGCCAGCGTCTGCCGGATCTCTGGCAGTTGGACGGCGTTGGGGACGTCCGTGGTATGTCCGCTTCCGCCCACCACGCGGGTCACCCGCAGGCAGGCCCCCGCGGCGGTTTTCGCCGTCAGCGCAAGGCCCTTGTTCGTATACTTTCCCTGAATATTCATAGCCCGTCTCCTATCTCAGACGCCGAATGCCCCGTCTGGGGCGCTGGGGCAGGGGAGCCGTCACCACCGGCGCAGAAGCGGGCAGACGGCTTTTCACGTCCTCCGCCAGAGACGCCTGATACGCCGCGCGGAATTCCTCCGTCCGGCGGTCCGTGTCGCCGTCGTCGCCCCCCGCCAGCAGCGATGCGAAGGACTGGGGCACGCCGCCCCGCTCCAAGGCGGCTCTGGCC